ACTTTACGCTACTCTTACTACAGACTCGCTAGAGCCTATTCCTGACTTTACTATCTACCAAGACCAAGCTAGAGAGTTAGACACGCTATGTGACCGCATTGATGGCTTGATTAACGCTCTTAAAGTGCGTGGTGTATACGATGCTTCAGCAAGTGAGCTACAACGCTTATTTTCTGAAGGTGAAAATAACACGATGATTCCAGTAGCTAACTGGATGGCATTTGCTGAAAAGCAAGGTATGAAAGGTGCTATTGACTTAGTAGACTTAGCCCCATTCTCGACTGCTTTAATGGCTTGTTATCAAGCAATGGAACAAGTTAAGAATCAAATCTACGAGTTAATGGGTATTTCTGACATTCAAAGAGGTCAATCAGACCCTAATGACACGCTTGGCGCACAGATTATCAAGTCAAATAACGCTGCTGGTCGTCTAAAGACTCAGCAACACGCAGTCGTAGACTTTGCAACATCTCTGTTGTCTATTAAAGCGCAGATTATCTGCAATCATTTTACTGATGACACGCTGGTTAAGATTTCCGGTGCTATGCAGTTATCTGATGAAGATAAACAACTGATTCCGCAAGCTATTGAGTTACTGAGAAACGAAGCCAGCAAGAACTTCCGCATAGAAGTTACTTCTGATTCAATGATTTACCAAGATGAACAGCAAGAAAAAGCCGATAGAATGGCTTTCTTAGCTGCTGTCGGTGGATTTATGCAACAAGCAGTACCAATGGTACAAAACGCACCTGAATTAGCACCTATGGCGCTTGAAATGCTGAAATTTGGTGTTACTGCGTTTAAAGCAGGCAAGCAATTAGAGGGCATTATTGACGAAACTGCTGATAAATTGCGTGTAACTGCACAAAAATCACAAGGCCAACCTAAACCTCCTCCTCCTGAGATTCAGAAGGCGCAAATGGACAACCAATCGAAGATGCAACAGATTCAGATGCAAGCCCAGGTTGAACAAGCTAAGTTACAAGGTCAAATGCAGCTTGAAAAAGCTAAACAAGAGTACCAAGCCCAAGAGAATCAGCTTAAATTCCAGTTAGAACAGCAACGAAATCAAGCAGATAGGGATATGGAACTCAAAGTAGCCCAAATGAAAATGATGACTGAGAGAAACACTCAAGTCTTGTTAGCTCACATCAACAATGGCGCAAAAATTGAAGTTGCTAGAATTGGCGCACAAGATGACGATGGCGCACAGGCTTATTTAACTGAAGAAGAATATGTCAAAGCGCAAGAACATCCTATGCAACCTATTGCTAACGCTATTGGTCAAGGAAATAACCAAATGGCACAAGCTATTGCTGCTTTAGTAGATACAATCAACCAACAGCACAACAGACCTAAAACTGTATTGCGTGACGAAAACGGCAAAATTGTAGGAGTACATTAATGACTATTACAGTCACCCATAGTAAGGTTTCGGCAATACCTGACGGAACAGACACATCTGTTGTACGCCCTAGTGATTGGAACGCTACTCATACTTTAGTCGGCGTTGGTACTGCCGCTTCTTTAGATGCTGGTGTTGCTAATGGAGTAGCTACACTTGACTCTGGTGGGCAAGTACCACTTTCTCAACTTCCACCACTAGGTGATTTAAACTATCAAGGTGCTTGGAATGCAAACACAAATAGCCCTACACTTACATCCTCAACTGGAACTAAGGGTTATTACTATGTTGTAAGCGTTGCAGGCACAACTAATTTAAATGGTATTACTGACTGGCAAATCGGTGATTGGGCTGTATTTAACGGCTCTGTATGGCAGAAGATTGACAATACTGACGCTGTAACTAGCGTAAACGGCTATACAGGTACAGTTGTATTAACTCAGACTGACATTAGCGGGACAGTCCCAACAAGTCGTACTATTACTGCTGGCACAGGTCTTACAGGTGGTGGTGACCTATCTGCTAACCGTACATTAGCTATTGCAACTACAGGCGTATCTGCCACAACTTATGGCTCTGCAAGCTCAGTACCTGTAATAGCAGTTAATACTCAAGGTCAGATTACAAGCGCAACTAATACAACTATTGCCATAGCAAATACGCAAGTTAGCGGTCTTGGCACAATGTCCACGCAAAATGCAAGCAATGTATCAATTACAGGTGGTTCATTAAACAGCGTAGCTATTGGTCAATCTGTAGCTGGTGATGGTTCTTTTGATGTTTTGACAGCCAATGTTACTAGACTTACTAATGTAACTTCTTCTGCTGGTATTGTTATTACAGGTACATTTACAGGCTCATCCCCTACTGATGGCCTGGTGATGGATTACGCTACTGGCTGGGGTCGTTTTAGCGACTTTGGTGGCGATGGTTTCCAATGGTTTAATGCTGGATTAGCCACAACCAAATTAATGGAATTGTCTAGCACAGGTGCTTTGACTACAACTGGCACGGTAACAGCTAATGGAGTATTACTTACAGGTAATTTAGGTACTGTAACAAGCGTAACAGGTACAGCTCCAGTAGTTAGTAGTGGTGGCACAACCCCTGCTATTAGCATGGCTAAAGCTACCACATCTGTAGATGGTTACTTATCTAGCACCGACTGGACTACATTTAATAATAAACAACCAGCAGGGTCTTATTTAACTACTGTAACTTCAGACGCCCCCTTAACTGGCTCAGGCACTTCAAGTAGTCATTTATCAATGCCAGCCGCTACGACTTCTGTAAATGGTTACCTGACTTCTACGGACTGGAATACATTTAATGGCAAACAAGCCTCAGGTACTTATGTCAATTCTGTAAGTGGAACTACTGGTCGCATAACTAGCACAGGTGGCGTAACCCCTGTTATTGACCTTGCATCAGGTGTGGCAACGGCTGGCACAACTGGTTCTGCTACCCTTATTCCTGTAGTCACAATAGACACTTATGGGCGAGTTACAAGTATTACTACTGCTGCAAACCCACAGGGAACAGTCACCTCAGTAACTGGTACTGCCCCTGTAGTAAGTAGCGGTGGTGCAACTCCAGCTATTTCTATGGCTGCCGCCACAACAAGCGTCAATGGCTACCTTACAAGCACAGACTGGACTACCTTTAATAACAAGACTTCCAATACTGGTACGGTTACAAGCGTAGGCGGTACAGGCACAGTCAATGGCTTGACTTTAACAGGCACAGTAACAACTAGCGGAAACCTTACTTTAGGTGGTACTTTAGACTTGTCTAGCCCACCTGCTATTGGCGGTACAGCAGCCGCAGCTATTACTGGCACAACCATTACAGCTACTAAGTTTGTAGGGGTATCAGGCGGGACGTTCTAGTGTTTCAAACAGCTTTCCAAGTTAATGCGTTTCAAAATGACGCATTTCAGATTGTTATTACCCCTACCAATTTAAAGAATGGTGGGGATGATGCGCCTTGGACAAGAGAAGAGTTAAAACGACTTAAAGGAATTCAGAAGAAACTGCGCTTGGCAGAAGCTAAACGCATTGCAGCATTAAAAGCTGACCAAGAAGCAAGAAAACAAACTATTACAGATTTAGTTAACCCTAAACCTGTTGCAAAGACACAACAAAGTAATATACAATCCAATCAAGAAGTTAGCGTTGATATACCGTCAAACCTAGCAAACATTGACCGATACATCGCTAATCTTGAGCAACAACAACAAGACCTGCAAAACGCTGTATTAATAAGAAGTGCAAAACTTAGGTTAGAACAAGAGTTAGCAATCTTAGAAGCCAAGCGTCAAGCAGAATTAGACGATGAAGAGGCCCTATTAGCACTAATCCTGTAAACCCACACGCTAAGTACAAAGAATCTTACGAACACCTACACGCTGGTCGCTATGACGCTGGCTTTAGGTTATTTGAATATCGTTGGCACTCTGAAGTCCTTGCTAATCAAGTTACTCCTTATACGCAAAAACCCCAAGTCCCTACTGTATGGCGTGGGGAAAGCCTTTTAGACAAGACTATTGTTATTCAGATGGAACAAGGCTTTGGCGATATTTTTATGTTTGCCAGGTTTCTTCCATTTTTAAAGGTTATGGGCGCTAAAAAGGTCGTATTGCTAACTCATGGCTCATTATTAAGGGTTTTAGGGCAATTTGAATGTATTGATGTACTAACGAATCAGCCTGAATGTCCTGATGTGGTTGAATGTGACTACTGGATAGGCAATATGAGTCTTCCTTACTATATTTCATGCGCTACACCCTATGCTAAGTCATTATTCCCTTTAAATGCTAAGAAAATAGTAGGCTCTGAAGGTTATATGTATGCAAAACCCTCAAATATTGAGCCAAAAATAGGGGTAAATTGGGGCGCAAGTCGCAACATTTTATTTCATATTAAGTCTATTCCTGACCATCAAATGTATAGCTTAGTAGGCGATAACTGCTATTCGCTTTCACCGGAACACAATGGATTTTTTCACCCACTTCCTGATGATGGTTGGAAAACCGATTGGGCAGTCACAGCAAGCCACATGAAGGCTATGAAGGGCATTGTGACAGTCGATACAGGCACAGCCCACCTTGCAGGTGCATTGGGCGTTAAAACCATTGTATTACTGCCTAAAGATGAATATATCTGTTGGAGATGGAAAAATACCAAATGGTATGACTCTGTTATTGCATTGCGTCAAGAAGAATATAACCAAGTACCCGATTTAATAAGGAGAATGTAATGGCTTTAGTAAAAGTCCAAGTAACCTGCGCCCATTGTAAAGTAGACCACGAAGAATATGACCCTAAACAGTACGATGATAGGGAAAAATACCTTGCTTATTGGAATCTGCCTTTTGAAGGCGAAGAAGCCGACAAAGCCTGGAAACAAAAGTTAGAAATGACCCCAAAAGAAGCCCCTACGGTGATTTCTGACATTGAAGGGCATATTTCTATGGCTGATGGTAGCTGGATTGATAGTCGGTCAAAACATAGAGAAAACCTAAAACGCAACCATTGTATTGAAATTGGCAACGATGTACCTATGCAACAAAAACCACCAGAACTCAGCAAAAAGTCTATGGAAGCACGAAAACGCCAAATTGCTGAATTGGCTTACGAAAAACTTAAATACTAGGAAAAATCATGGCAGACTTAGACCGCAGAGAAGCATTGGAAGCAGCATTAGACGCAGCAGAGGAGGGTACTCTTGAAGCACCAATCGAGAAAGAAATTGATACATCTGAAGATGATATTACCGATGAATCCGCTAAGGTGGAAAATAGAAATGAGAGTAACGAAGAATCTACCAAAGATGCTGAAGAACTTGAATTTGCGTCTAAGGATGAAGCACAGGAGGAAGAAGTAAAGATTTCTCGCCCATCTACCTGGAAGAAAGAATATGTCAATATTTGGGACAAAATGGAGAAAGGTGAACAAATCGACAAAGAAGATTTTGTTAAGTTTGCCGAATATGCCAACCAGCGTGAGTCTGAATATAAGAAAGGCGTAAGCACTTATAAAGCTGAAGCTGATAGGGCTAAATCCTATGAAAACGCTATTGCGCCTTATGCCCAAGACTTACAACGCAGAGGTATTCAACCTACGCAATACATTGAAAACCTAGTCCGTGCAGAACAAATCTTATCTAATGCTGGCTATGACCAAAAAGTCCAAGTATTTCAGAAACTTGCAGCAGATTATGGTATACAATTAAACGGAAATGGACAAGTAACACAACTTGACCCATATACGCAACAACTGATGAATCAGTTAAATATGGTAAATCAGGAAGTTTCAAGCATTAAAGGTCGATTTGCCCAAGAGGAAAATCAACGCTTAATGGGTGAAATTGAAAGAGTAAGAAGTAATGTGGAGAAGTTTCCGCATTTTGATGTGGTAAGGGAAGAAATGGCTCAACTACTTGAGCTAGGGAAAGCCCAAGACCTAGAAACGGCCTACAAGAAAGCCGTGCGTATGAATGATGATGTTTGGGAAATCGAACAGGATAGACTCCTAAAAGATGCCAAACAGTCCTCAATCAAAGCACAGCAAGTAGCGAAGGCTAAGGCTGCTGCGGTTAGTCCAAAGTCCACTACTCCTAGTGGAAAAGTGAGTAATCCAGAAGATAAAAAGGATAGACGGTCTCTTATTGCTGACCAATTAGGTGAAGCAATGAGCCGCAGGGTTTAACTAGCCAATTTTGGCACATTTTTTTAAGGATATATATCATGGCATTTGCTAACTCAGCAATCACCGATATTATCGCTACCACGATTCAAAGTCGTAGCGGTGAATTGGCAGATAACTTAACACAAAACAACGCTATTCTTCAGCGCTTGAATCAGAAGGGCAATGTACGCCCATTCTCAGGCGGTAATGTAATCTTGGAAGAGATTATGTATGATGACACCACAACCAACAATGCTAATAGCTATTCAGGCTATGAAGTATTAAACATTGCTCCAGATAGCCCTATTTCTGCTGCTCAGTACAAAATTGCTCAGTACGCTGATGCAGTTACAATGTCTGGCTTAGAAATGTTGCAAAACTCAAGCAAAGAAGCAATCATCGACTTGTTAGATGGTCGTATGCAAGTTTCTGAAGCTCGCTTGCTTAACCGTATTTCCGGTGACTTATACGGTGACGGTACAGGTAATGGCGGTAAAAACTTAGATGGTTTGGGCGCTGCTGTTGCTGCTGTACCAACCACAGGTACATACGGTGGTATTAACCGTGCTACTTGGACTTTCTGGCAGAATCAAATCACTTCAGGTGCTACTTCTTCAACAACTATCCTTGCTGCTATGACTACTGCTGCTATCAAGCAGATTCGTGGTACTGACAAGGCTGACTTGATTGTTGCTGGTAACACTCTGTATTCCTACTATGTAGGCGCATTGCAAGCTATTCAGCGTATTGCTGCTGAAGAGTCTGGCGCTGCTGGTTTCGCTTCATTGAAATTCTACGGTGGTGGTACTTCTGCTGATGTGGTATTAGGTGGTGGTTATGGCTCACAAGAAACAGCTACATATATGTATTTCTTGAATACCAACTACCTCTTCCTACGCCCACACAAAGAGCGTAACTTTGTACCTATCGGTGGTGAGCGTCAATCTATTAACCAAGATGCGATTGTAAAATTGTATGGTTGGGCTGGTAACTTGACTACTTCTAACTCATTCCTACAAGGTCTGTTGACAGGTAGTTAATCTATAGGGGGAAACCCCTATTTAACTTACCCTCTTAATTAATAAAGGAAATATCATGGCATATACCATTACCCCCCTCTCAGGGATTGATTTAAACGATACACAAACTGTTGCAGAACAAACAGCAAACGCTGGTTTGGTAACATTTGGCCCACTCGGTGCAGAAATTTTTGCTTCCGATGGTAAGCGTTATGTATGGGCAAAAGCTGGCTCAGCTATTACAGCTTCAACAGCAACTTGCTCTATCAACACTACCACTTTCGTAGCAACTGGTGGCGCTGGCTTATACGCTGGCCCAGCAGTCGCTATGGCTTCAGGTGACTATGGTTGGTTTGGCGCTGCTTCTGTTTAATAGGTTAACCCTTTTAAATTGAATATGTAGTACAACTGGGATTCCCTCAAAAGGGGAGTCCCTTTTATTTTTTTATAAACCCCCAAACTACTTTGGAGAATTAAAAATGGCAATAGAAAGCGATGTTTCAGGTGCAGATGCAAGACTAGCGGTTCAATTCTATAAAAAGTCCCTCAAGCAAGATTTAGCTTCTGACGAAGCTGGCAGACCGATTTTTAAAGAATTCGACTTCGTGCGTATTATGATTCCTGGCGATAATTTGACAGAAATCGACACTTATGCCCAAGAGTCCCATAAACAGCGTTTCCCTCGCCAATGGGCGCATTATCAAAATCAAGTATCAAATCATCAAGACATTATTGGCACACCACTTGAGCAATGGCCACAAATTACTCGTAGCCAAGCTGAAGAATTGCGTGGGCTTAAATTCCATACAGTAGAAGCTATTGCTGACTGCTCTGACCAGCAATTACAGCGTATTGGCATGGTAGCTGGCATGAGTCCTCATAATTTCCGCTTAAAAGCTAAGGCTTTCTTGAATTTAGCTACTGATTCTGCTGAAGTTGCACATAGAGAAGCAGAATTGCAAGCACTTCGTGAAGAAAATGCTAAAATAACCGCAGAAACAGATGCGAAGCTATCCAAAATGCAGGAACAAATGGAAGCGCTACTTGCGGCTGTTGCGGAAAAGAAACCACGCAAACCGAAAGTAGTAGAGGCTTAATATGTCCCAAACGATGCTTCAAATGGTGCAACAGACCGCAGCCGAGTTAAACTTGGCTGTACCTTCTTTTGTTGTCGGCAACACTTCTCAGGATGTACAACAGATTTTAGCCCTGATGAATGGTGCTGGTTATGACTTGCTAAAAGAATATGATTGGCAAGCACTCCAGGTGCAGTATCGTTTTTATACGCAATCTTTTACCGCCAATGCCACAACTGTTAATGGTTCTGCTACATTAACTTTTGAGGCTGGCACAGATTTAAGCAATGTTACAAGCCAATGGCAATTATCAGGCTATAACATTCCTCAAGATACTTATGTTGTAAGTGCTAATAACACGACTAAAGTTGTTGTAATGAGTCAATTTGCTACAGGCAATGGAGTACAGTCAGTAGTATGCGCTCAGACTGCTTATGACCTTCCTGATGACTTTGAAACGATTACAAACCGCACTATGTGGGATAAATCGAAACATTGGGAAATGTTGGGCGCTGAAGATGCACAACAATGGCAATGGCTAAAGTCTGGTTATATCTCTACAGGCCCACGAGTACGCTGGCGTATCCTAGATAATCAATTCTGTATATGGCCTATTATGAATACCCAAGAATACTTGGGATGGGAATATAGGTCAAAAGGTTGGGCGAGAGCCGCAGATAATACAGTAAAAAATAGCTTTACTGCTGACTCAGATACTACAGTTTTAGATGACCGTATTATGGTTTTGTTGACAAAAATGAAGTATTGGGGCATTAAAGGCTTTGATACAACAGTCGTTTCTCAAGATTATCAACGCTATTTATCAGTTGCTAAAGCTAACGATAAAGGTGCGCCTAACTTATCTTTTGCGCCACAACCAAGCAGAGTGCTTATTGGTTACGCTAATATCCCCGATACTGGCTATGGCTCATAATGCTATTACAGCGACCTAAACAAAACTCTGCTACTACTGCTTCTATTCCTGCACCTATTGGTGGTTGGAATGGTAGGGATTCTCTTGCTGAGATGCCCCCTACAGATGCAGTACAAATGGTTAACTTTTACCCTACGCCTAGCGATGTGACATTGCGTAAAGGTTATACCCAAGTATCTATTGTTACTACTTCTACTGGCGCTAAAACAATTTCAAGCATTACACACTCAGGTGTGACAGCAACGGTTACAACTGCTACAGCACATGGTTTAATAGATAACGAATATATTTCTGTTTCTGGCGCTACTCCAAGCGACTACAACGGAGTATTTATGATTAAAGTAACAGGTGCATCAACCTTTACTTACACAATGCTTTCTGTACCAGCTACTAATGCTACTGTAGTGGGTGCTTATACTATTAAAATAAATACCCCAATCCATACACTAATGGATTACCCTACTAATAGCGGTTATAAGCTATTTGGGGCGTGTGGAAACACTATTTATGACTGTAAACCTGCTACTGCGGTGTCTTATTTTACAGGTATTACTAGCGATAAACTGCAATTTGTCAACATTACTAATAGCGCAGGGTCATTTTTAGTAGCTTGTAATGGTGTTGACCCTGTAATGGTCTTTAATGGTACTTCTTGGTTTTTTATTGCCACGACAAGTACAGCGCAAACAATTAGCACAATTACCCATGTAGGTAATGTAGCAACATTAACGACTTCTGCGCCACATGGTTTAGTTAGTAACAATTATGTTACTATTTCTGGCGCTACTGAAGCAGCTTATAACGGCTCTTATGTCATTACAAAAACAGGTGCAAGTACCTTTACTTACATTATGGCAACAACGCCTGCTGCTAACGCTACAGTAGTAGGTACTTATACAGTTTTAGGCATCACAGGCGCAGATTCATCAACTTTTATCAATGTAAACCTGTTTAAAAATCGCCTATATTTTACGCAAAAAGACACTCTTGCTTGCTGGTTTTTAGATGTAAATTCTATTGCTGGCGCTGCTTCTCCTCTTTATTTCGGTGGAATTGCACGAAATGGTGGTTATTTGCAAGCAATGGGTACTTGGACATTAGATGCTGGACAAGGCGCTGATGACTACGCAGTCTTTGTAACTAGTATGGGTGAAGTCATTGTTTATAACGGCACAGACCCTACAGACCCTTTAAATTGGGCTTTAAAAGGCGTATGGCAATTAGGGCAAACTTTTAGTCGTAGATGCTTTTTTAAATGGGCTGGTGATTTACTTTTACTGACTCAAGATGGTTTAGTACCACTTGCTTCTGCTTTACAATCTAGCCGCCTAGACCCTCGTATCAACTTAACAGACAAGATTTTTTACCCTATTAGCGTTGCTTGTACTAATTACTATGCTAACTTTGGTTGGCAAATTAACTACTTTGCTAGTGAAAATATGCTGATTTTGTCTATTCCTACCGATATAGGTATGGAACAGTATGTAATGCACACCATTACTAAAGCATGGGCAAGATTTACAGGTATCCAAGGCTATTGTTGGGAAGTATCCGGTGATGCTGATATGCACTTTGGTAGCGATGGATTTGTAGGTACTTTGTACTCTTCTTTATCAGATAATGGCGCAAATATTTCTGCAACTGCACAAACAGCTTATTCTTATTTTGAGTCACCAGGTCAATTAAAACGCTTTGTGATGGTAAGACCTATACTTCAGTCTACAGGTGGCGTACCAGCCGTTTTATGCGGTTTAAGCGTAGATTTTGACACTCAATCACAGTTAGGCGCAGTTTCGTTTAACCCTGCTACACAATCTGAAGGTATTTGGGATACATCAACTTGGGATGGAAATGTTTGGGGTGGTGGGCTTATTACTACTAAGATTTGGCAAGGTGTTACAGGATTAGGCTTTAGTGGGTCTATTAATATCAATGTGGCATCAAGAAACATTGAATTACATTGGGCTAGTACCGACTATATTATGGAAAAAGGTGGTGTCATTTGATTCTTATTAATCAGCAAAGTCTTAAAGACTGGGCTATTAAACATAAGATTCCGACTCCACCTGACGCACATTATGTCGGTCAGGTATTAAATGATGAAATTAGGGCAGTAGTGGTATTTTGCGGTTTTTATGGTAAATCTTGCATGATTCATGTGGGGTCAGAAGGTGAGCATTGGGCAACTAAAGACTTTCTTAAAAAGGTCTTTGATTATCCGTTTAACACATTGAAATTAAAGGTTATAATTGGCACAGTTGCAGGGAGTAATAAAAAAGCCCTAAGACTAGACCGACACCTTGGTTTCAAAGATGTTGCTTTTATCCCTGATGCACATGATGATGGGGATTTGGTAATTCTAGAAATGCGCCCAGAATATTGTAAATGGGCATAAGGAGATAGTAATGGGTGCAGGTTCGACATTCGCTAGTGGCGCTAATACCAATACGGCTAATCCGTATGGCGGTACAACAAGCCCTTATTTTGGCGCAGCACAAGCACAAACTTTAGGCAATCTTGCTGGCGCACAACAAGCTACTCAAGCTAATCGAGTTAATCAAAATACGCTTTATGGTGGCTTAAACTACCAACAAGGTACAGATGCTAATGGTAATCCTACATGGACTGCTAATCAAACTGGTACTGACCAAACTCAAGGTCTTGTAAACTCGTCTTTAAGCGGTTTACAGCAAAGTCTTAATAACCCTGCTTATGGCATTAATCCTGGTCAAACATACAGCGATGCGATTATGCAACGCTTACAGCCACAAATGGCGCAATCCGCAGAGTCAAATAAAGCTGCTTTAGCTAATCAAGGAATTGTCCCTGGTACACAGGCTTATGACAATGCTATGCGTACATTCCAGCAAGGTCAAAACGATTTACTGACAAGCGCCCAAGTACAAGGTATGAATACTGGTTTGCAAGCTCAAGCGCTGCAAGGCACACAAGCTGGACAGATTAAATCTTTAACTACACCTAACCTTATTAATGCACCGCAACAAGCTGCGGTTGCTGGCCCTGATTACACAGGTGCTTTAGCTACTCAAACTAACGCTAATATTGCAGCGCAAAATGCTGCATTAGGACAAGCTACTAATCAAACTGCTGGTTTGTATGGTTTAGGCTCTGCTGGTATTTTAGGTTTAGCGGCTAACCCTGGCGCATTATCTAGTATTGGTAATGGTATTTCAGGTGCTTATAACTGGTTAACTAGCTAATATGTTTAAAAGTAAACATTCTGGTTGGACTTGGGAATTAAAGCGCACTCCTTTTGGCGGTGGCGGTGGTGGAAGTTGGAATCCTGTAAGCATAGTTTCTGATGCTGTTTCTTCAGTTGGTGATGCTTTAGCTTCTATTGACCCAGGCCCTGCTATTGGCAGTGGATTAGCTTCTATAGACCAAGCAGTCAATCAAATTCCTGGCGGATGGATTACTGTAGGTGGTTTAGCTGCTGGCGGTGCTGCACTTGCTTATGCGCCAGAAGTTATGGCTTTGGCTTCTGCTGAGGGAATTACACCTGAAGCTGCCGCAATTGCAACAGGAACAGCGCCTATTGATGTTGCTACAGGCGCTACAGTACCTTTAGACACATTAGCTGCTGATGTCGGCACTTCTACAGGAACAGGATTAACTGGTGGTGCTGGAGGCTCTACAGGAATTTTAAGTGGTGGTTCTACTGCTGGTTTAACTATTCCTACATCGACTGCTATTGCTGTAGACCCAGCAATTTTAGCTGGTACTGGCGCTGATTTAGGAACTTTAGGTACAACCTCAACTGGCGCTGCTATGGGTGCTGGATTAAGCGGTACAAGCGGGTTAAATCCGGCTTTACCTGCTGCTGGCGCTACCGATGTTGGCACAATGTCTGCCGCATTGCCTTCAAATACAGTTTTAGGAACAGGTTTAGAAGGTGGTGGCGCTATTGGCGCAAGTTACCAATTAGGTGCTAATGGATTGCCAGCAACTGATATATTAGGCAGCCCAATTCAAGGTAGCTCAGTAGGGTTAAATGGAAGCACAGCAACACCTACAACTTTTTCTTCTTCTGATTTAGCAAAATTATTGCAATCTAGTGCAGCTTCAGGTGCATCTAATGCTTTGCAACAAATAGCAAAATCTAATACCGGAATGGCATTACCAAACTTAGTGCGTGGTAATCAAAACCCATTTACTTATACAGCACAACAACCTATTCAAAACGCACAGCCAATGGATTTAAGTGCGCTGTCTAAATTACTAAAGCAGGGATAATCATGGCAGATATAACAGACCAACAATTTCTATCACAAGACCCTGAAGTTTTAGGTTTACAACGCCAAAGGGCATTAGCTAATTTGCTAACAGGTCAAGCATTTAATGCACCACAAGGTCAAGTTATTAGTGGGCATTATGTTAAGCCTTCTGCATTGCAACAAGCACTTCCAATGATTAATGCTGCTATTGGTGGTATTACTAATGCTAATTTAGATACTAAACAAACTGAATTAGCGGCTGCATTGCGTGGTAAACAACAACAAGCAGTACAACAATTTGTAAATGCTGCCAATCCTCAAGAGCGTTTTGCAGCAGGTACAAGCCAATACGCACCAGCAGAATTGCAAAAAACTGCTTATGGAATGGTTGCACCGCAAAAACTTGCAGAAGGTGAAACTATTAGCCAACTCAATATGGGTACTGGTCAATATGAGCCTATGGCACAAGGTGGTCAAAAGAAAACTGAGGCTATTCGTGGATATGAAATGGCTAAATCACAAGGTTTCCCTGGTAGTTTCTTTGATTATGAACAACAATTAAAACGTGCCGGTGCTTCTAATGTAAGCGTAAGCATGGATAAAGGCATTGCTGCACAAGTTGGCCCAATGATGAAAGAAGGTCAATTACAGGCTACTAGCGCTGTTAAGGGTATAGATGCTGCAAATCAAGTTATTAATGCTTTAGATACTAATAAACTGTTTACTGGGCCGTTAGCTAATCAAAAATTAAGTATTGCACAATTAAGTACTACATTTGGTGGCGCTTCTGGTGATTTAACTCAAAAAATCAATAACACTCGTGCTGCTATTCAAGGACTTGCTGAAATTACATTGCAAGGCCGTCAAGAAATGCACGGTCAAGGCGCTATTACTGAATCTGAAGGTAAATTAGCTGAAAGAGCTAAATCAGGCGATGTAAGCCTTACTCCTGGCGAATTAAAGCAACTTGCTAATGCCGCTAAAAGGGCTGGTGAGTTTACTTATAATAATTACCAGACTAAGTTACAAGTTATGGCTAAAGACCCTGCTACAGCTCAAATGGCCCCATATTTTGCAGTTAATCAAATGCCTACTAGACAAGCTCCGCAACAAGCGCAACAAATACAGCCTAATGCTAATCAACAACTTAATATTCCATCAACTAATGGTTGGTCTGTAATAGGCGTTAAATAATGGCTCAATACACAGTACAAGCTCCTGATGGTAAAGAAATTACATTAGAAGGCCCTGCTGGTGCTTCGCAAGAAGATGTTATTGCACAAGCACAAAAGCTATATCAACCTAAAGCTAGTGTAGAAGTTTCTGCTGCTCCTGCTGCACAATTTGGTGAAACTGGAGGTGGTGCTGCTACTGGTAAACCCTTATTAGTAAATCGCACTAATGTACAAGCAGAGCCTAGACCACTAGAGTCTGCAATGGCTGGTCTTACTAAATCAATGATAGATGTACCTGTTGCTGCTTCTCAATTAGCTACAGGTGGTAATTTAGGTACAAGTCAATTAGCCCAAAGATTAGGTCAACAAGCCGGTGCTTATCAAGAAGCTAATCCTGTATCTTATGGCGCTGGTCGAATAGCTGGAATGGTTGCACCTGCAATGGCTGGTGGTAGTGCTATAGGCGCTATTCCTTCTTTTGCCAAAGCTGCACCATTAATGCAAAATGCTGCTTTAGGCGGTATTTCTGGAATGTTAACGCCTGAAGAAACAGGTAAAACAGGTCAAGAGTTATATAAAGAACAAGTAAAACAAGGTGGTATTGGCGCTACTATTGGCGCAGCAATAACTCCATTTCAAAAATTAGCGGGAATATTGCGTGGGCCAGAGCAACCATCACAAATGGCTGGTGCTGTCCAAAAAGCTAGAGATGTAGGTTATGTAATCCCCCCTACACAAGCAAGAGGTGATATTGCTAATCGTTTAATGGAAGGCGTAGCAGGAAAGATTACTACTGCCCAAAACGCTAGTGCAAGAAACCAAGAAGTTACTCATAAGTTAGTAGCAAAGTCTTTAGGACTTCCAGAAGATGAAGTTATCCTTCCTGAAGTATTAAAAGGGCTTCGTCAAACTGCTGGTGAGGCTTATGCTAAATTGGAAAACATTGGCACAATTATCCCAGGTAAAGAATACACAGAAGGACTTAATAAGATTGCCGGTAAAGCATTAAAAGCACAAGAAGGCTTCCCTAATGCTCCTTCTAGTCCTGTTGTTGCATTAATAGATTCTTTAAAATCCCCTTCTTTTGATTCTTCTGCTGTTATTGCTAAGATTAGTGATTTAAGAAATACTGCTAATAAGGCTTATGCTTCAGGAGATACAGACCTAGGAAAAGCTAGTAAAGATGCTGCCGCTTTACTTGAAAATACTATTGAAAAGCATTTAAAAGATACTAATGCTACCGCTTTGCTTAAAGAATTCCGTGATGCAAGACAGTTAATTGCTAAGTCATATTCTGTAGAAAAGGCTTTAAATCCAGCTTCAGGCACAGTAGATTCAAGACAATTAGCCGCCCAATTAAAGCGTGGTAAACCATTATCAGAGGAATTAAAGACTGTAGCGGAGTTTGCTAGTCAGTTTCCAAAGGCTTCCCAAGTTACAGAGAAAATGGGTAGCTTGCCACAAATTAGCCCTATAGATTATGGTTTAGGTGGATTGGCAGCGTTATTAACTAACCCTATGGCTATTGCTGGCGTTGCTGCTAGACCAGCTTTAAGGGCTGCTGCATTATCTAACCCTGTGCAAAATAGCTTAATTCAAGGTGCTAAAATGACACCTGACCAAGCAAATTTAGCTAAATTATTAAGTATTAGAAGCCTGCAAACTGGCTACAAAGGAGCAACAAATGAGTAGAAACGGTAGCGGAGTATATAACCTCCCCATAGGTAACCCAGTTGTAACAGGCACTACTATTACAAGTAGTTGGGCTAATTCTACTATGCAAAATATTGCTGATGGATTAACTCAATCTGTAGCTTCTGATGGTCAAACTCCAATGTCAGGAGCTTTAAACATGGCAACAAACGACATTAATAATGTTGGTACACTAACAGCCTTAACAGGCATATTTGGCGGGACATACTAAAATGGCAGCTACAAATTTCACACCAATTTCTTTGTACTACAGCACTACTGCTAGTACAGCCCCTACTGCTGGTAACTTAGTTGCTGGCGAATTAGCAATAAACACAAACGATGGAGTCCTTTACTACAAAGATTCTAGCGGTGTAGTGCAAAGTATTGCCTCTAAAGCTGGTAACTCAGGTTCATTTACCAACTTAGCTTATACAGGCACTCTTACTGGCGGTACAGGAGTAGTTAATCTAGGCTCTGGACAGTTTTATAAAGATGCTAGTGGTAATGTAGGTATTGGTTATATTCCTAGCGGAACTGTTGAAAAGTTATCTGTTAGCACAAGTTCTGGCTTTGGTCTTGGGTTTAATACAAATTCTACATATACAAATTGGGTTACTGCAAAAATTACACCTATTGATTTTGGTTTGAACTATACAGGTGGGCTTGCTTTTTATACAAATTCTGGTCCAACAGCAGCTACAGCACCCACAGAAAAAATGCGTATTGATGCTAGTGGTAATGTGGGTATTGGAGTTACTGCTAATACAACCAATCTAGGTAGCACATATAAATTACTATCTGTTGGCACATCAGGTGGTAGTGGTATTTTTATGGGTCAATCAGACTCAACCGCAAGTGGTTCGTCTGTTGCACAATTCTTCGGTAAAACAACAGGTACGGCTGGCTATCAATTAGCAGGAGGAATGATTGTTACATTAGATGGAACATCAACAACAAATGCTGTAGGAAGATTGCAATTTTATACAGCATCAGGCGGTACAGTAAATGAAGCAATGCGTATTGACTCTAGTGGTAATTTGTTGGTTGGAGCTACAACAACTAATTTAATCGCTACCAATACTGCTGGTTTTGTTTTTAAAACAGGAGGCGGTTTACAATTTGTTCAAACTGGAAATACCTCTGATTGGGGTGTAAAAACAACAAGCGGTAATATTGTTAATTTTTATTCATGGAATGGAAGTGCTGGTGTATATGCTGGTTCAATTACTGTAAACGGAAATATAACCACTTACACTTCTATATCTGATTACAGATTAAAAGAAAATGTTGCACCTCTGATTGGTGCGTTGGATAAAATTTCTCAATTAAAGCCTGTTACTTTTGACTTTAAAGATGGTGGTCAAAAATCACAAGGCTTTATTGCTCACGAACTTCAAGCCGTTGTACCTGACTGCGTTACTGGTGAAAAAGATGCTGTAGATGCTGAAGGTAAACCAGTTTATCAAGGTATTGACACTTCATTCTTAGTAGCTACTCTTACTGCCGCAATCCAAGAACAACAAGCCCTCATTACAACAATGCAAGCCAAGCTAAAAGACGCTGGCATACTAGGATTCTAAAATGACAACATTTAACTGGCAAGTAGTACAGATGGACAGATTAACTTCTGATGGTTTTGTAGTCACAGTTCATTACACAGTAAACGCTGTAGATGGTGAATTTACTGCTTCCACTTACGGCACAGTAGGCTACACACAAGAAGATAAAGCGTATATCCCTTACGCTGATTTGACTCAATCTGAAGTCATTGGATGGGTACAAGACTCACTTGGTCAAGATACAGTAGAAGCTAGTTTGACTGCACAAATTGAAGCACAAAAGAATCCTGTACAAGAAACTGGTTTACCTTGGGTTTCAAATACAACTTTGCCAGCATAATTTTTTAATTACGAAAGGAAATGACATGGAAAACATAAAGAAAAACCAAGTCACTATTGACGATGTAGAGTACGCATTTGAAGATATGACACCTGAACAACAGTCTATGGTGAATCATTTAATTGATTTAGACCGAAAGATTGGTAGTTCACAATTCAATTTAGACCAACTTAATGTAGGCAAACAAGCGTTTCTGACAATGTTGCGTGATTCGCTAAAAGTGGAGAAAGTATGAATTTCACCTTTACATGGATATTAGACAAGTTTGGCTTTCAAACTAAACCAGCTTTTGACTTTCCTGTTAAACCTGCCGCCAAAAAAGTTGCCAAAAAAGCTACTAAAGTTGCCGCTAAGAAAACTAAAACAACTAAAAAGTGAGCAATCTTGTGGAAATTGACCCAGTAAAATTTGGCGTAACTTGGCAAAAAGTAGAAAACATGGAATATGAAGTAGCTGAATTACGCAAAGATGTTAAGGCACTTCTTGAGTTAGCCAATAAGGGTCGTGGAGGCCTGTGGGCGGGCATGATGGTGGTGTCTGCAATATCAGCTTTTGTGGGTTTTATAAGCCATTACATTACAGGCAAATGAAAGCGCATCGCAGTAAAACGATGTGGTTTGCGTTTGCTTTAGCTATATTTGGTGCTGTTTCCGATAACCTTTCTGCAATACAGGCATACATTGACCCTCGATTTTATTCTTATAGCCTTATTATTATTAGTGTGGTCGTTGCTATTTTGCGTCTTTTAACTTCTGAGCCTATAAATGATTGATTATGTCAAAATATCACTTCTTGGTGGCCTATGCCTTATTCTGTTTGGTAGTGGGTATTGGATGGGTTACTCACGATATATTGAGTATAAAAAATCGGTTGAAATTATCGCCAAGACACAAGAAGCTAAAGTCGAATCAATCCAAAAACAACACGAATTAGTCACTAAAGGAATAGCCAATGAATATGAAGCTAAACTTACTGCTTTGCGTAACTACTATAAGTCTACTAGCGTGTGGAATAACCCCAGTAGCAGTAAAGTGTCCGGCATTTCCACAGCCCCCACAGTCGCTGATGTTGCAACCGCCTACAATCTTCTTGCTGGACAATGCGCTGCCACAACGCAACAAGTAGTCAGCCTGCAAGACTGGATAAACGCCCAGATTGACATTAAATGAATGATTTTAAAGAGTGTTTAGACTTAGTTTTAAAGTCTGAAGGTGGCTGGGTTAATAATTTAAAAGACCCTGGCGGTGAAACGAATTTAGGGGTCACTAAGGCAGTTTGGGAAGAATGGGTAGGTCATCCTGTCGCTACCATGAAAAACCTTACTAAAGACCTTGTAGCCCCTTTGTATGAGCAACGCTACTGGAGACCTTGTTATGGAGAAGTATTACCTAGGGGAGTCGACCTGCTTAGTTTTTCAATGGCAGTTAACGCAGGCCCAGGCAGGGCAGTTAAACTTCTTCAACAATCTCTTGGATGTGTACCTGACGGAGTTATTGGCCCAGCAACAAGAAGCCTTATTCTCGCAAGTAATAGTGCAACTCTTATCGCAAAATTCTCTGAAACTAGGAGAGAATATTACAAATCATTAAAGACTTTTCCTATCTTTGGTAAAGGCTGGCTTGCAAGGGTAGATAATGAAGAAGCACAAGCGCTACAAATGGTTAAAAACGGCTAGAAATCCACGCCATAAACCCTATTGCCACCAATACCCCTAAAATAGCCCATATATAGTCGTATTCGGTTTTTTCAGGCATTTCTATAGCATTGGCATAGTCAGAGTCTTTGAAGGCTTCTGAAGCGTTCCTGTATGTTTTACCAACCATTCCAAAGTTTCTTGTAGACATAGTTACTTCTCCCCCATTTACATTAACTGTATAACTACCGTTTTTTTCTTTTATTAGCATTTTTTTGTTGCTCAATGTATTTTCGTAATATGCTGATAATTCCTTCTTCTACCAGCATACCCAAACCTTCTTTGTCAAAATGCACTAATGCGTCTGCTGACCCATCTTTGTTTTCTTTGACTATTTC